CCACTCTGCCGACGCTGCCCCCTCTGTGAGCGCGAGCCGGTATCGCTTGCACACGGGTCGAACCCCCTAGGGGGTCGCGGGTGCGGGTGTCTCTGTGGAGTTGTCTAGGTTCGGTCGCTCCCCCTCGCTTCACCTAGGTAGGTGCGCCGTGGGGGGCGATGAGGTCACACTGTCACTGTCCCGCCTAGGAACGCCAGCGATGCCCCGGAACTTTGTGGATTCCTACAACCGAGCTGCCACCTAGGGGGCCGTGGCTTGGAGGATTCCCACAGAATCGGGGCACCATACCCCTAGGGGGTACCCCTATCTCATAGGCACCCTATGAGGCCCCCCTATGTCCCCCATTCGGGGGGTAGACGGGGTGGGGTTGACGCTCATCGCCTCCCCCAGCATCCGGAGTCTGCGATGGGTTATGTAGCACACTCCCCCAGCATCCGGGGTAGATCACGCCATTGTGTGCTACACCTCACACCCCAGAGTTCAAGCAGCTCCGTTATGTAGCACAGTTCCTAGTCACTAGGGCTGATCTCGCGCCCTGCGCCTCGCTCGACCCGGCTGTGGACACAGGTAGCCGCCCCCATGGGGTCAGGACGGCGTTCGCAAGAGTCGATCCCTCAGTCCTGCTCGGAGCTGGCCGTGGCGCGCTGGGGGGGCTTGTCGGATGCCTCGGAGGGTGACCACACTGTGCGGCATCCGGTCTGACTTGACTGCCGCCCCTGCTCGAGGCTCGGTGATGCGATGCCCTCTAACGGCCGTTGCGCCCTGGGTGAGAGGTACGGAGTTGGCGGGTTCTGTCTGCCCGAGGAGGCATTCCCTCCTTGAAGGGGTAGCTCTCCGGTGCTACCCTGACCTTGATTGAGGTGTGGTTATCCAATCATGGAACAGCCCCGGTGGAAGCGCAAGCTCCCGGGGCTGTTCCTCTGTGCGCGTGTCGGAACCACCCCCGTTCGAGGGTGTGGCTGAGTGGGTCCTGCGAATCTAGACTTGAGACGTGTCGATCAGAGCCTTGGGCGTCCTCCCGGTGCAGGTGGTGGTCTTTCTGCTGATGCTCGTGACGCTGCCGATCTGGGGCACCGCGCTGATCCTCTGGGCGAGCCTGAACCGCCAGGTGCTGAACGCCTATCTGAACTCCGAGCACGAGGCGAAGCTGTAGGTGGACGATGACCTCTGGCCCGATCGGGAAGGCGATGAGCCGTGATCCCGGTGATCTCCTTCGCGGGGGTCGGGACCAGGGGCACGCAGGGGACCTACCGGCTGCTGTCGATCGGCGGCGGGGAGAGCGCGATCTTCCAAGTGAGCACCCTGCCTTTGCCGAGTGGGACCGAGCAGGCTTCCCCGCTCCCTACTTCTTCGTGAGGGCCCGTGCAGTACCTGGGGGGTAAGTCAAGGATCGCGAAGGCGATCGCTGACGAGATCCGCTTGCGCCGCGCTGACCGGACGCGCTATATCGAGCCGTTCCTCGGCGCGGGCTCTGTGGCGATCCAGGTCGCGGCGGAGTTTAACGAGGTGATCGTCGCGGATATCGTGCCGGACCTCGTGCTCCTTTGGGAGGCGGCGATCGCGGGCTGGGTCCCCCCGACAGAGCTGTCGGAGGACGAATGGCGCGCGCTCCGCCGTGCCGAACCTTCGGCGCTCCGGGGGTTCGCGGGCTTCTCGTGCTCGTTCGGCGGGAAGTGGTTCGATGGCTACGCTCGCGACAGGAAGGGTAGACGTAACTTTGCGGCCACTGGCTCGCGCTCCATCGTGAAACGTGGTCAGGCCCTCCGCGGCGCGGAGATCCGTCTTGCGGATTATCGCGCGCTCGACGCTCTAGTCGACGAGTTCACGGTCGTATACGCCGACCCGCCCTACGCGGGGACGAGGGGCTACGCGGCGGCGGGGCCGTTCGACTCGGAGGCGTTCTGGGGCGTCATGCGTAAGTGGGCTGAGCGCGGCGCGCTCGTGCTAGTCAGCGAATACGAGGCCCCCGCTGGCTGGGTGGTTGCGTGGGAGGGATTCCCGGTGACGACAATCGCGGGGCGTGGCGCGGTTTCCCGCGTGCGCGAGCGCCTTTACATCTACCACGAAGCATGAACTGCCCGCAGCACCTGGTCTTGGATGAAGACTACGACTCCTCGACGCTGATCTTCGCCTGCCATCGCCCCGAGGGGCACCTCGACGCCCACTTCGACGGCCACCACATGTACTGGACCGATCGAACCTAGACTGGTGGCACAGACTCCCCCGCGCGAGGCGGGGTAGCCCGCGGGATGCGGGAGAGCAGAAAGGGGCAGTCATGCCCAAGGAGAGAATCAAGCACGGCCGCATCATGATCCGAGACGCTCAGCGCTCGAAGGACATCGGAGGGATCACAGTCCCCGGCGCGGTCCTGGAGTACGAGCACGACGGCGAGACGCCGATCCCGGAGACGGCGACGACCTCGGTCATGCCGAGCCTGGACCTGTACTGGAACCGCGACTACGGCGAGGTGCAGCTGTCGTTCGTGGCGGAGAAGCGCTGGTTCATCGACGCCCTCGAGGAGCCGATGACCAGCGAGCAGGTCGATCCCGCGACGCAGATCTCGATCTACAGCGAGTCGCTGAGCAGGAGCGAGCTGAACCACTTCATCCGCACCCTGCGCCGTGCGCGCGATGCCGCATTCGGGGCCGACGCCTGATGGACCTGCAGGCGGAGCTTCGTCGCGCTGCCGGGTACGACTCCGGGGCCTCACGCAAGGCCAGCGAGGTCATCCAGAAGGAGTTCCTGGAGCTGCAGGAGAGGGTCTCTCGGCTGAGGTCGGAGGTGGAGTTCGAGCGGGCGATGAGCAAGGCAGCCGTCGACAGCATCGCCTCCCGCGCGGTGGAGCTGGTAGCCGCCCGCTCTGACGCCGCCTACTGGCAGGCCGAGGCGGAGCGGCTGCAGCGAGAACTCGACCAGGAGCGCGCCTGGCGCAAGATAGCCGAGGAAGCCGACAAGTGACCGCTCCTCAGTGCGGCTGTCGATACTCAGTGCGCTGGCCGGACGCCCCGGTGGACCAGTGGGATGTGTACAGCTGCATTCGTGAGTACGGTCACCACGGCGCACACTTCGACGGCAGCGCCACGGCGTGGGAGGAGGTGCCCGCCCCGGGCTCCTAGTGACTAGGAGCTAGAGCCGTCGGATGCGGCAGTGGTCCTCCCGCTCGTGATTGTCACAGGTCGCGCGCGGGGGGGCCACCAGCCACCCAGCCAGCGGCGTGCAGATCAGCACGGTCGACGCCTCGCAGGTCAGCGTCATCTGGTGGGTCGCGATCGTCGCGCACTTCGGCGCGGTGTCTCCCCACAGGGTCACGTACTGGTGGTCGTCTTCGCACATCGGCTCGAGCGCCAAGGTCAGCTCGAGGTCTAGCGACTCCTCGGTGAGCGTCATGTCCAGATGCTAGTCCTCCCTCGTCATTCTGTGCTACGTTCTGCGGCATGTCACCGAGGAAGCCCGATGGGATCACCGCTCGCAGTGAGCACGTCTCCGCCCGCTTCCGTCCATCCACCGCCGCACAGCTCGACGAGCTGCGTGGCATCACGCCGCGCTCGCGCTTCCTCGAGCACCTGGTGACCGAGGAGTACAAGCGCCGGAAGGGGAAGTCATGACCGAGTCCGACACCAACGCCGAGCGCGCCCGACTCAAGGCTCGCTCCGACCAGGCCGACCACCTGCGGGCCCGCGGCGAGAACCTCATCGCCGAGGCCGACCGCATCCAGGCCGAGGTCGACGAGGGCATGAAGGCGCTCTCTGCCCAAGCGGAGCCCGCCCAGGAGGAGGCCAAGGAGGAGTCGAAGCCCGCGCGCAAGACGACCACCAAGGCCAAGACCGCCGACACCAAGGCCGCGACGACCTCGACCGAGGACTAGTGGTTCAGTGGAACGGAGGGGAGGAGCCCCAGTATGACGGGGCCCTTCCCTCCGACCCGCTGCAGGCGCTGACCGAGATCGGCTACGCCGTCGCCAAGATGCTCTTGGAAGTGCAAGCCGCCGTCGCCTCGCCGATGATGGAGCGCGAGATCCACAAGCAGGCCGAGTACATCTCGCTCAACATGCGCGTGATTGCCGAGGCGGTGGACCCCCGCATCAGGGCGTACCGCGACTTCGAGCGCTCGATGCGCTCCATCGCCCAGGCGCAGCGCCCTCGACGCCCCGAGCACCCCACTCTCAACCTCGACTGGAACGTGAAGGATGACGCAACAGCAGAGCCCCCCTGCTGAGCCCCTAGTCACTAGGGACCGCTGATGGAGCAGCACGACCTCACCGTCCAGATGGTCTCGGTCGAGTCGATCGGCCAGCACCCGCGCAACGCCAACCACGGCGACGTGGACGCCATCGCCGAGTCGATCCAGGTCAACGGCTTCTACTCGCCGATCATCGTGCAGCGCTCGACTGGCTTCATCGTCGCCGGGAACCACCGCTACCTCGCCGCGTGCCAGCAGGGCGCGAAGGAGGTGCCCGTCATCTACCTCGACGTGGACGACGAGCGCGCGCACCGCATCATGCTGGCCGACAACCGCACCACGCGCCTCGGCTTCGACGACGAGGTCGAGCTGACGAGCCTGCTGCGCGAGCTGTACGCCACCGACACGGGCCTCGGCGGCACCGGCTACGACTCGTTCGCCTTCACGAAGCTGCTATCCAGCACCGAGGAGGCCCTCAAGTTCGACTCCGAGCCGATGGTGGACCCCCGAGTGCTCCACGAGAGCGCCGAACCGCCCGATCGGAAGGTCATGGTGACCCCGGTCACCGACTCTGACGGCGCGGTGTACGCCCTCGAGGTCGCCAAGGTGGCCGGAGGGACCTTCTCGAAGGCCGACTTCAAGGCTGTCTGCAAGGCGCTGGGCATCGAGAACGTGTCACAGGCCGAGATCGATGCCTTTGTAGTGCCACAATGGCGGTCATGAGCGACAGCTACCAGCCCGCGACCCTCGAGGAGCAGCGCGAGGCGAACCAGACGCAGCGCACGACGCAGAAAGCAGCCGTCGCGCTCTACCTGGCGGGCGCTGACTTCGAGGAGATCGCCACCCGCTGCAACTACAGCACCGCCGCGGTCGCGCGAGTGGCCGTCGAGAAGCTGATCGGCGAGACCTACAAGCCCACCGACCTCGAGGCGGCGCGCAACAAGGCCCGAGCGCGCTACGAACGACTGCTCCAGGGGGTCTGGTTCGACGCCACCCACCCCTACGAGGTCGACGAGGACGGCAGGCCGGTCGAGAACCGCAACGAGGCGCACCTGCCGAGCCTGGATCGGGCCCGATCGCTCATCGGAGACCTCGCCAGGCTCGACGGGCTCAACGCTCCGAGCCAGCTGCAGGTCTACGTGCCCGGCGCGGACGAGATCATGGCCGTCGTGAGCACTCTGCGCGAGGCCAAGATGGAGGGGATCGCCCGCGAAGCCGACATCTTCGACGAGATCGAGGCGGAGGTGGTCGATGATGGCGAAGCCTGACTGGCGCGAGCTTCTGATGGGCACCGTGGAGGCTGAGCTGGCCTCCCGGGACGCCCCGAAGCGGCCCCACCGCGACTACCGGGCCCGAGTCCCGCTCTCCGCAGCCCCGCACATCGCCGAAGCAGCCCGCCGACGCGACATGAGCATCACCGCCTACCTCCGCAGGGCCGCAATCGCGTTCGCGGCCTACGATCTGGGCCTGGATCAGCAGCAGATGCTCGTCGACGAGCCCGCGACGCGCCTCAAGAGCGAGGGGCCGCGCACGAACCGCCTCCAGCAGGGTCGCGGACACGGTGATTGGAAGATCTTGGGGCTCGAATGACCGACACGAAGCCCGCGGGGGCCATCTCGGACGAATCGATCGCCGAACTGGCCCGGGTTCAGGAGCAGATCGCGAAGTGGGACCCTCGCGCACGCGCGGAGGCCATGAAGCACCTCGCCGCCATGGATGAGGTCACGATCCAGGCGTGGTACTGCGACCGAGGGCGCTCCTGCGACGGCAATCCGCACGACGGCTACTTCTGGCAGCACGCTCGCGGCGACCAGTGGCCTCCGGTGGGCCAGGACTGGTTCGTCTGGGCGTGCCTGGCCGGTCGTGGGTGGGGCAAGACGCGCACGGGCGCTGAGTACACCCGGAAGATGAGCGAGAAGGTCGGTCGTATGGCGCTGATCGCCCCGACGGCCCAGGACGCCCGCGACACGATGATCGAGGGTGAGTCGGGACTGGTCGCGGTGTGCGAGCGGGCCGGGATGAAGATCCTCTACGAGCCCGCGAAGAAGCGCGTGACCTTCCCGTCCGGCTCGCGCGCGACGCTGTTCTCCGGCGAGGAGCCCAACCGTCTCCGTGGCCCGCAGCACGGCTACGCGTGGCTGGACGAGCCCGCGCACATGCCGCTGATCGACGAGGTGTGGTCGAACCTGCTGTTCGGTCTGCGACTGCCGCCGCGACCGCACATCCTAGTGACTACGACCCCGACGCCGAGGAAGTGGATTCGCGAGCTGATCGCCGAGCCCGACACCGTGCCGGTCCGTGGGCGCACGCACGACAACCTCGTGAACCTCGCCGAGAACTACCGCAAGATCATCCAGGGCTACGAGGGCACGCGCCTGGGACGGCAGGAGCTGTACGGCGAGATCCTCGAGGATGTGGTCGGCGCGCTCTGGAACGCGAGCATGCTGGTCTACTCCGACCTGCCGCTGGAGGACATGAACCGGATCGTCGTCGCGATCGACCCGGCGGGCACCGCGAACCGGCGCTCGGACGAGACCGGCATCGTCACGGCGGGGCTGGTCAAGTCGCCCAACGGCGACACCGCGCACATCCTCCGCGACTCGTCGGGGCAGATGAGCCCGCGCGACTGGGCCCAGCGCGCGATCAAGGACTACGAGCAGCTCGGCGCGGACGCGATCGTCGTGGAGACGAACTTCGGTGCCGACATGGTCCGCGAGAACCTCCGCCACAACGGCTTCGACGGTCGCATCATCGAGTCCCGTGCGACCCGCGGCAAGCAGGTGCGCGCCGAACCCGTGGCCGCGCTCTACGAGCAGCACCGCGTCTACCACCGCGAGGGCATCCTGGAGAAGCTCGAGGAGGAGATGCTGACCTGGGTCCCCGGCGAGGGCGCGTCGCCGAACCGCATCGACGCGATGGTGTGGGCAGTGACCGAGCTGCTCAAGCCCGGCGGCGAGTACGCCATCGCGAGCCCCCGGAGGATCTCGGGCGGGCTGGCCCGACCCGTGACCCCGAACCCGAACCCCATCTACAACAGAGCGAGGCCCTGGTGATCCTTCCCCTGCCCGACTGGGCTACCTACATCGTCGCCGTCCTGGTCGCGATCGTCGGCGTCGGCCGACTCAGCCGCGTCATCGTCTACGACGCGTTCCCCCCAGTGGCCAAGCTGCGGCTCATGTGGGTCAACGCAACCGTGAACAGGGATGGCGAGGACGGGCCATGGACCCCGCTCCTCACCTGCTTCTGGTGCTTCACGCCGTGGCTCATGCTGTTCGCGATGGGGTGGTTTGCAGTCGGCCTGGCTGTACCGTTCCTGGCGTGGGCATGGTGGATCTTCTGGGGCTGGCTGGCCCTGAGCTACCTCTCGAGCATGCTGATCGCCCGCGACGAGCCCGCTGACCACTGACGACTCCACACGCGGATGGGCCGCGGCTCCCGTGATGGGCTGGAACAGCGTGGCAGAATGACGGCGAGGATCACGAGGGGGGCCGGGCATGCCGCGTACGCGGGTCGTTAGCGGGAAGATGGCCGCTGAGGTGGTGACGAACACCATGCTCACGCGCCGCTCCTCGAACAGCGTTGTCGCATCGGCGCTCAACCTGACGGTGAACCCCGAGCGCATCGCTCGGCGCAAGGTGAAGACCCCGGAGTGGCAGCGCCAGGCGTGGTACTACTACGACACCGTCGAGGTCTTCCACTACGGCGTGCAGTGGGTGGGCAACACGCTCTCGCGGGCGAAGCTCCTAGTCACTAGGGATGGCGAGGCCGAAGTCGACCAGGTGGCGCTGGACTTGATGGCTTCCTTCTTCGGCGGGCCAGAAGGTCACGGCGAGTTCCTCCGTCAGGCGGCGATCCACATGACCGTCGCGGGCGAGGGCTACATCCTCGCCGAGGAGCACGACGGACAGGACCACTGGCACGTGGCCGCGGCCACCGAGGTGCGCACCGACGCCAGCGGTGTCTACAAGGTCGACGGCGAGGAGATCTCCGCCAGCGCCCTGCTCATTCGACTCTGGCGACCGCACCCGCGCAAGCCGAACTCGTCCGACTGCCCGACTCGGCCGCTGCTGCCGATCCTCAGCCAAATCGAGGAGCTGACCAAGTACGTCTCGGCGCAGATCGACTCGCGACTGTCGGGCGCGGGCCTGCTGCTCGTGCCGAGCGAGGCGACCCTGCCCTCGCCTGTCGTCGGCCCCGACGGCAAGACCGAGCAGACGGCGGCGGACGCGTTCCTGCAGGAGCTGGCCGAGACGATGGCTGCAGCGAAGCAGGACCGCGAGAGCGCGTCGGCCCGCGTGCCCACGATGCTCCAGGCTCCCGGCGAGGCGATCGACAAGGTCAAGCAGCTCACCTTCTGGACCCCGCTGGACGAGGCGGCAGAGTCGCTGCGCAACGAGACCATCCGCCGTCTCGCGCTCGGCATGGACATGCCGCCGGAGGCGCTGCTCGGCACCGCCGACATGAACCACTGGGGCTCCTGGCAGATGGAGGAGTCGCTCATCAAGGCGCACTCCGAGCCGCTGCTGGCGATCCTCACCCACGCGATCACGGAGCAGTACCTCCGCGTCGGCCTCATGGCCGAGGGTATGACGGCGGAGGAGGCCGACGAGTACCACATCGTCGCCGACACCACCGAGATGCGCCTGCGTCCGAACCGCTCGAAGGAGGCGATCGAGCTGTGGGACCGCGGCGAGATCTCCGGCGTGGCGATGCGGCGCGAGAACGGCTTCGACGAGGACGACGCGATGGACGAGGACGAGCGCCGCGAGTGGCTGCTCAAGAAGCTCGCCCAGGGCTCGCCCTCGCCCGAGCTGGTGGCGATGGCGGCGAAGGCTCTCGGCGTGGAGGTGGAGCCCTCGATGCTCACCGACGACACGGCCCGCGGCGAGCGCCCGCTCACCCGCTCTCTCGAGGAGCACCCGACACGCGAGCTGCCGACGCGTGAGGCGGATGCGGCTGCGCTGCTCGCGACGGGCGAGGCCGCGGTGCTGCGCGCGCTGGAGCGCTACGGCAACCGCCTCAAGTCCACGAGCGCCAAGCTCAGCGGCCTGCCCAACGGTGTCGCCGCGCTCGACCGCTACCAGTACGTCGCGGTGAGCAAGGAGCACCTCGACTTCGGCCTGCAGGATGCCTGGTCGTTCCTCGACCGCGTCGAGCTGCCGGGCTGGGTTGATCGGGGCGAGTTCGTCGCGCACCTGGACAACTACGTGCGCATGCTCATCACGAGCCAGCAGCCCTACAGCCGCGACCTGCTCAGCCGCTACCTCAACC